GTCGATGCCGTTCGCCTTCATGATCTTGAAGCAATCCTCATCGACGTTCGCCTGGCTATCCGCTTCTCCCGCGGGGTCTCCGGTGATGGTATCGACTTGGAACTGCGCGCACTTCTCGTTTAGGAACCCCTTCAAGGCCTCGGCCATTTGCTTCGCGCCCATGCGCTGCGAGACCACTTCCCAGCGCACCCGCTGAATGCCGGTGAAGGAGCGCTGGCCGATGGAGGCGGCCGGCGTCAGCCCAAAGTCGATGCCGATCGAGATCGGGAGGCGCGGATTCAATTCAAAGAGCCGCTTGTGCAGGTACTCGCGATAATCCGGGAAGACCGGCGAGCCGTCCTGCACGAAGCCATACTCGCCGCGGATATAGACCTTGCGCCATTCGTCCGTCTTGCCGGCCGAGGCGCGGGCATAGTACCCCAAGGGCAGATTGCCCAAGTTCTCGGCGTCCGGGCTGTTGGCATCGGGCTGCGCGTGGAAGTGGAAAAGCTCTTGGTGCTTGCGTAAGAGCCCGGCGGCGCGCATTTGATCGCGCGCATCAATCACGGATTGACAGAGCTGCGCATTGGGCTCGGTGGTCATGTCCGATTCAGCGAGCGTGTGCCACCAGTGCTGCTCCTCGGGCGGATTCGTGTCCATGATGATCTGCGGCTCGACGCATCCGCCATCACGCACAGAAGGGTAACGCCCGACGCGCCCCGTCAATCCGTCAATGAGTTCCTTCGCCACCTCACGCGCTTCGTTCACCCACACCGCGGTCAACTCCATGCCTAAGACCTTGCGCACGTCCTTCGGGCGGTCTAAGGAAACGAAGATCACCTCCAAGTCATATTCGTCCGTCACGATGCGATGGGAGGGCGGCCCCTGCGATCGCCAGTGGCCTAAGGATTCCGGAATCCATTGGTGCCAGGTCTTGATGGTGGTCGTCACCAATTCCGGGTACGTGTTTCGCACCACGGCGATGCGGGCGTGGCGACGGTTGTCCCCCGCCCCGATCGCGGGGCGGCCGGGGGCGCCGGCGCGCTGGATCACCTGCTTGTATAGGATCGTCATGACCTTCATGACGCAGCACGTGGATTTGCCCGATCCGATGGGCCCGCGCAGCCCCACCACAAACGCATCATCCAGGAGAAACGCGTCGGCGACGGGCCCCGGGCTTACGTATTCGTATTGGAAGGCCACGCGCGCCTGCTCATCGGAGCTTCGCCCCTTGGCTCGTTTTGATGGTGAGACTCAAGCCCCCGCCCTCTGCCGGCTTGTTGGTCTTGTGCATGCCCATACAAGCCATGAGCATGTCCAAGGCTCGGTTTTTATCCCAGCGCTTGACCTTCTGGGTGACGACGCGCACCAAGACCTCCTCAGCCTTCGGCGCCATCCCGGGCATCTCCAACTGCGGCCCGCGCTCCTCGTATGTTGCCGCTCGGTGCGTCTGATCGGATTCTAAGCTTGCGATGCCGGCGGCTGTGTCATCGTCCCATTCGTGCGGGGCCTTCATGCTCCCATCGACGCGGTAGAGTTTGCGCGGATCCGCGAAAGCGATGCGGCCGAGCTCTTGCTGGATGCGCTCGACCGTGATGCCCGTGATCGCGGAGGCGTTCATGTGCACCCGCTCAACCAATGCTAAGACCTTAGCGTCCTTTAGCAGCCGGCATCCGGTGACATGGGCGCTCGCTTTGGCATAGCCCGATCGGATCGCCGCCTGCGTGGCGTTGCGATCCTTGGCGTACTCCTCGGCGAAGCGCGCTCGTCTGTCCTCGGTGGGCTTTCCCCCGGCGTTGCCTTTCTGCGCGGCCACTTAAGCCGCGGCACGGAGCGAATCAGCCACGCGCGGCACGCTCGCGGCCGTGGGCCGCCATCGCGGCCATGCGATGCGCGCCGTATTTGCGTCTCCCGATGTAAGCCGCGAGCGCCGCGGGGTTCGAGACGCCCTTGCGATGCTCAAGTTTGCCTTCGAGTTCTTTGAAGCGACCCCCGCCGCCTGGTTTCATGCTGTCCATGATCTCTCCTTCGTTACCCTAAGCCACTTCGGTCCATGCGCGAGGGATCCATGCTCATCTTGCCCGTGACCACTTCCGCGCGTGTCGTCACCACAATGCGCTTGCCCGCCCAGCCCTTGCTATCAAGAAAGGCCCGCGCGATCGCTCGCAGGTCCGCTGCCTCCACGCCGCGCTTTAACTGGTGATCGTACTCCGCGGCGGCAATGGTTTGCAGCACCACGCGACATTCGTCGAGCGCAATGCGCAGTTTCTCCGCGCCGCGCTTCGCGTTCATCGCCTCCTCCATGATCGACGCGTTGACATCGAGCGGATTCGAATCCTCATACCCGGGTTTGCTTGCCGCATCGGGCGGCGGTCCCGTGTAGCGCTCCGTCGGGGCGGGCGCTTCATCGAGCTGCGCCTCCGGTGCCGGGGCTGCCCCGAAGCGATCAACGGGGCCCGCGGCGACGGGCTCCAAGGGCTGCGCACCGTTGAGCATCTCGCGCATGGCCCTGGGCGTGGGGGCGGGTTTCGCTCGGCTCTTGCGCTTGCGGGTCTTGGGCTTGCGCGAGGAGAGAAATTCTTTGAGCGCCGCCAACTGCTCCGGGGTGAAGGGTGGCTCACTCACTCAGCGTTCCTCGTTTGCCGACCTGCTTCGATAACGCGCGCCGGGTGGGATCGAAGCGCTCCTCACCCACCTTGCCTGCGGGAAATCCGACCATATCCAAGACCGCGTTGGCGAGTTCCACGGCCCGATCAAACTGTTCGGGCCGGCCCTCGATCACGCGGATCAAGGCATAGTCGGGCTCGGGGTAGGATGCCTTGGAGCGTAGCTCCTGCATGGCGCGAAACATGATGGCAACGACCAACTCGCGCCGGCCCTGGGGGTGCGCGGGACCGCCGTTCGAGGGTGGGCGGCTCACGCGGCGCTCTGGCGCCGGCCCGGCCGGCCGCGCACCACGAAATCCCCGCGCGCGCGGGCGAGCTGCAGCACCTGGGCGATGCGTGCGGTGCTCACGCCGTATTTCACGGCGAGCTCGCGCACCAGCATGCCGGAATTTCGTTCTTGGACGATGGCGTGATCGCGCGTGCGGCGCTCCGAATCCGTGATGGCGCTGTTCATGCGGCGAGCCGGTAGAGCCACGCGCACGCGGACCACAGGCCCCAAATGGCGAACCAGTCGCGCACCAGCAGGATGGTGGCCAAGAGCGCGCCGAGTGCGGTTAGCGGCTCACATCCGCGCGCGTCAAAATCCGGATGTGGATGCGGTAGCGCTCCTGCACGACGGCGATTTTGGTGCGACTCGTGTCCGTTAAGTGCCCTTTGGTGTCCTCGTAGGTCACCGGCTCCGTGGCCTGTGCGCAAGATGTGCATGCTTCCCGCCTCCCGTTCGCCCACCTGATCAAAAAATCCAGTCGATAGGTCACCCCGGGGGCGACATCGAACGGGACCTGGCGCAGGGTATACAGCACTTCGCCTGCCTTTTGCAATAACTGCAATTCGCGCCAGCGATCCGCCTCGAGCTTGGAGTGGAATTTGATCCCGTCGATGACGGTCGCGCGATTACCCAAACGTCCGACGCGGTTCTCCATCGCCGCGCGCACTGCGCGCTGGGCCAAGCTCGTCGCCGCGGATGTAGGGGGCGCCTCCCAAGGGGCGCTCGCGCCCGCCGAGGGCGTCGTGCGGTGAAGGCCCGAATCGATGAAATGCGCCCATGCTTGTCGGTCGGCTTTGCCCATTGTCCGCTCCTGTTTTTCCTGACTTATCCACAGCTTTTCGCTCCCTTCATAATCTTATTCTTAATTCTTAGTCTGTTGCGTTACGCGTAACGTTTTAGTCACGCGGCCGGTCACGCGGCGGTAACGCTCGCGTGACACGGTGGCGCCGTTGGCGTAACATCCCATTCATTCGATGGACTGCCTCGGAGCCGTTATGTGCTTGGAAACCCGGAAGTTTTACGTGGTTCGCGTCAATGACCTGAAGCCATTGCGGGGGCATGAGATTGCAGAAGCCTATGATGCCGGTGAGCTCGTCTATATCTGCCGCGCCGATCGCAAGGACGTCCCCTTGGTCGACATGGGTGTCGGCGGTCGCCCACAGCTTATACACAGCTCCTGCACAGGTTGTTAGATAGTGGTTTTGGGGGTGCGGCGCGTACCCCGCGGCCACCTCCTTGCCCTGCAGGTGCCGCGCCATGGTGATGACCCAGGGGAGGCTCGTGAGATCCTTGCGTAGCCGTATCCT